GAAGCAATCTCCAATCGTATTTGTCCTTGTCCGTTCTCCAAAAGAGCTTGGACAGCCGAGATTCGATCTCTAACTGGCGGGTTCGCTTTTGGGCTTTGGTTTGTGAATCCATAACTCTCAAGTATGGATATGTCTGTTTGTGCTGCATTTGTTGAACGATTCCCCCCTGAAGAATCTGGGTAAACAAATATCCGTTGATTTGGGTATCTACGAATAATTTCTTTAGCAAGAGCATCGGTATCGTGTGCTCCTGTGATTTCGTCAATTATGATCAGCTTTCCAGCAACACGCACCCCAATAATTGCTGACATGTTAGAAATATTAAAATCAATTCCAATTCGTAACGGTTCGTCTTCATAATCAATATTTTTGTCTGTTACATGTAGTTGTCTATTAAACCTGTCATACACCTGACCAGTTGTTAAATTCGTAAATTCTCCATTTAGATACGCTTGTAAAAGGCTTGGATCGTAATTCGATTCTAATCTTGCAATAAAGTCATCTGGCAAATGTGGGTTGTCAGATGTTTTCATTTTTATTAAACGTCTGTCTTCTCTTTTCTTTGCATCGTCACTTCCGAAAGTTTGCCACATCCAACGAAATCCTTCAGGAGTGGAAGCAACGCCAAATTGACGCACATTTCCAGAACGTAAACGGCCTAAGATTTTAGGAAAGGCTCTTGACGCAATCGTGGGAGCAACTGTATCTATTTCATCAGCAAGCACCCAAGCTAAGTTCAATCCAATTATTCTTGACCAGTTTTCAAAAGACCTACATAAAATTTTTGTATCTCCTTTTGGTAAATGCAAAAGATATTCAGGTAATGGAGATGCCCTAAATGTATAAGGAATGTCGTATTCCTCTAAATAGTTTTCAAAATCATTCATCCAAATATCTCTAATCAATGGACCAGTTGGTTCCATAACACAACCTGTGAAACCTTGATTAACTAAAGAAAGGTGAATAGCTTTACAACATAAGGCTCTTGTTTTCCCTGCTCCATACCCTGCCGACATTCCTAATATTTCCGTTTTATAATCAGTAACAAAATCTAATTGACCTGGATGTAAATTAGTTTGCATTTTAGATATAAGTTTTTCCGAATCGAATACTCCATCTCCGTGTCCTATCTTTTGTAAGACCTTACCGTCTGCAACTGCTGTTAAGAAACCATTAATCATATATTTTAGCGATCTTTGCAGCCGTATTAATTGCACCTAAAGCAACTGATAAATTATTTTGTTCCATAGACTTTTTATGAATGATATTTAACTGCGATAACAACACAGCCGCAAAAGCTTGTCTGTCAAGGTTGTAATCCTCTTGCAAAAATAGGCGAGCTTCAGAAACGTATTCATCAACTTGTCTTATTTTTACCCCCCATTCTTGAGCTGCATATTGAGCTAAATCTGAACGAGTTGCTCCATTCGCAATCATCCTAGAAAAACGCTGAACACGAAAGGCTTTCTCAGCAGCCGTACAGCGTTTAGTTCGTTCTTTTTTCTCTATCTCAACATCCATAATTAATCTAAATTTGCAAAAGAATCTAAGACATACCAAACGTGACTATTTCTATAACCTTTTTGGTAAGTAGGAATAATTGGAGTTACTCCATGCATATTTCGCCAAGCAGGATAAACAAGCATTGAATTATCTGTTTGTTCAAAGGTAGCTCCATAATCAGGGACATGTAAATTTCCTCCTTTACTATTCCTTCTTTTGGTAATGATAATGTTCACACCTCCTTTTACGTTTGCATGGTCTTGATGAACTGGTGCTGAGATATTGCAATTAGAAATAGTTGAAGTGAAGTATTTTGCAAATCTCCATTTTTTAGGAACCCTTTCTTCAATTCGTTCTTTATGAAAATCAGCAACAGAAGGAATATATTTTTCAACTAATTGAAAAGCTTTTTGACCTGCTGCATTCATAGCTTTTGCAAAAGTCTCAGCACTTTTTACAGCATGAACAGAAGAACGAGTTGCATAAGGTCTTCTCATATGTGGTTTAGGTGGACAAGATCCCAAGATTGTTGAATATTGTTTTACTTCTCCTTCTTCGTTGTGAAGACCACTTGAGCGTCTCATTTCTGACTTAGGTACACGTTTAGTCAGAATCTCGGTGTCAGCGATGTTAACAAGGTTCTGGAGATCTGCTGGTAGCTTTTTAATAAACAAGCCAACATGAGAACCATCGGGATCAACAAGAATACAATCGTCTGAAATATTTGGTTCAATGTTTCCAACTTCATCCCCGATAGATAAAGTTCTTTTGATTGGGTTGAGAGTGAGAGAATTTAAAGTCATTTTTTAAAACAGAAAACTAAACAACAAGCAGGGAACCATGATTCTTGCCATATAACATGTTCTGTCCTGTACTTCATAGAACTCCAACTGGTTTCAACTCTATAGACTTCTTTTTGTTTATCGGCTAAATCCCATAATCGTGGAGTATTTGGATCTACATCAAAAGACCATTCATAAACTAATTTTTCAAAAACTTTTTTTGTATTTTCAAGAATAGACATTTCAGCACCTTCTATATCCATTTTGCAATAATCAAAATTTTCAGAGGCTTGATCGAAATTAATACAAGGAACTTTTAATGCTTTCCCATTTCCCCTATCGTTCCAAATTTGCTCCCATTTAGATTTCCATTTGCTTTTTACAATCGAATTCCTCCAGACGTTTCCTCTTGTCCCTATAAATAAACTTGTTTCTTTTCTTTCATCATGTACTAAGGCAACTTGTTTTATTTCTGCTTGAGATGAAAAATTATTTAACTTTAAATTTTTCTCTATCATTTCGCAGTTATAAGGATCAGGTTCAAAAACGGTTACAGTTGCACCTGCTTTACAGGCAAGCAACGTAAACGCACCAACATTTCCACCGCAATCCATCCAACTCTCATCTTTAATAATTTTCATACCACGTTTCAAATAATCCTTTTTTAAAAGAACTTCTTGAAAAGTTTTTAAATCTGAAAAATTAGGTCGATGGTAAAACTTAATTCCATTTATTGAACTTTGTTCTAATTTCATTTACCTAAAGCTTCTATAAGTTTCATTCCTACATAAACACCATTTTTTCTAGCATCAGCTACTAAAGCTTTTGCTTCTTCATAATCTTCTGATCTAAATTCTATTTGTATTGCTTTCTTTACTCCATCAGCCCAATCGTTATCGTCTTCAAGATCATCTAAAGCAGAATAATCAGGGTCTTCAGCAAAGTCAGGTAAATCATCACCCCAACCTAAAACAGTTAAGTCAAAACCAGCATCAGCTAAAGAAGCTAATTCAGATTGCAATAAGTCATCATCCCAACCAGAAGCTAAAGCAAGTTGGTTATCTGCAATGACATAAGCTTTTCTCTGATCTTCAGTTAAATGTTCAAGGCTAATTGTTGGAATTTTTTCAAGGTTAAGAATCTCAGCAGCAAGCAAACGTCCATGACCTGCAACAACATTTAAGTTTTTATCAATTAAAACAGGGTTAGTAAAACCAAATTCCTTAAGACTGCGTACTAAACGATCAATTTGAGCTTCTGAATGTGTCCTTGGATTGTTTTCGTATGGTTTTAAGGAAGTTCTGTCACGTTGAACAATAGATTCAGCCGAAAAAATAGTCATTAATGTGGTTTTTCTAAAATAATAATAGTCGGGGGATGGATCCGCACCACATACGGCCCTGCCTTAACCTTTAGCTTTCCATCCCAAAGGTGTATAGCTTTCAACCTGCTGCAAACAAAAAAGGCAGGTATCAGGCTCCCCGACAAAATAATAATAATAAAATTGAAGACAAAAAAAAGCCCCAGTAAAGGGGCTAAAGGTTTAAAAGATAAAGGCTGCTGAGATAGAAATAGCTGCAAGGTAGAAAAGAAACATAGTTGCTCTTTCCTGATTGTTAACTCTCTTGTCTAAACCTTTTGCAGTTTTCAAGAGTTCAGGCTTTAGCATTTTTTCTAAAACCTTAGAAGAAGAAGTCATTGGTAAGAAATCCCCTCAATGTGCTTTGTGCAAGAAAAGACAAGTCCTTCATTCTTAGCCATTTGTATAAACTCATCTGCTTCATCTCTTGAGTGAGCGTAATCAGACCAGTCTTTAGTAACAATGTGCCAGTAATAGACAGGATTGTTTTCTCTTTCTAACTCTTCTCTGTG